TCAAGTACCTTAAGTCCAGCATTCGGAAGAATAATTCCTTGTAATACCCATCGCTTATCGCCCGCATTTGCATCAGGAGTAATTTTATCCGGTGAAGATTCAGCACCACCTATATCATCATCAAGAACATAAAAGTATGAGAATCCAGATACATAAGCAAATGCCACATCGCCATCCAATAATCCTGCTCCATCAACACCATCAAGTGCAGGAGCACCTCCAATCAAACCATATTTAACATAAGCAGTTATAGCCATATCATTCTCCTTTTTTATGGGTAATCTTCAAGAGGTTCCCTGAAACTTGTGCAAGTAAAATCTATTGACACATCCTTATTTATTGTCATTGAGTCGATAATAACATCATGTGCGCCACCATAATTATAACCTGCTGGCAAGGTAATGAAGTCTGATGGCTGAAGTGCAAGGCATGTCCCCTTGGTTGTGAATGTTTCTGTAGCCTTCTTGAGTAATTTTCGTTGGAAGTATAACCGAGCAAGATTCCCTGCAATAGTAGCATCCGATACGAACATCATCTCGAATATTCCTGAATCAATGTTACGTGATGATGACATGGCTTGTATTAGAGCATTGACACCTATATCCTGTGAATCATCGGTTGGGGAATATGAAACATTCCCACTATCAGCAAGGATATGTTCTAATTTAGAATGCTTGTAGGTTCCTGTTCCTGTTTCTGAACTTCTTATAATATCCGCACTGGTTAAAGTCTTTTGAGATACTACTGTCATTACCTTAAGGTAAGCATGATCCGTAAATACTAAAGTGGAATGACACATTGCCAATAATAATGTTAAAGCCTCTTCTCTTGTAATAACATGCCAGAAGGCTCCATTAAAGACGTGGCTCCATCCATCAAACGTAGTATGTGCTGTTGCAAATGACGCATCATCTATATCCCCCGCCAAAATTCCCATATCGATAAGTACCCATTTGATAATATCCGCTGGGTTGGTAGTAGTAACGGTATCGGATCGGGAAAAATTAGTTGGAAGATCGTAATAATTATCGCCTTTTGGATAAAATGCCGCAGCAGGACCCGCTGCAACCATAGCTTGAAACGTTCTGAATTTCTGGCCGGAAGCGGCTGTTTTAGTGTATTGATCAAAATCATAAGCAGGAGATTCGAATTCTGTTTTAACACTGTATTCCCGTGGTGTACGTACTTTAGATATAGTGTAAGTAAGCGCTGACCCGGTTTGTACCAAAGGACCAAGAATATAAAATCGATCAGTGGCAATATAGGCTGATCTCAAAGGAATATAACAGGTTCCAAACGGCAACGGTACACAACAATCATCAGCAATATCACCTGACGTTGACGGGAATGCATCTCTAACTTTTAATCCATCCGTCGATGTAATTGCTCCACCGCCTGCGTCCCACACAACAGTCGCGTCCCATGCAACACCAGCAATCCATACAATATCCGAATCATCAATGGATAATTGGATAATAGGATAATTCCCTTCAATAAATTGCTGGAAAAAGTCTTCACATTGAATGTCGATAGATTGATAAGCCGCATTCGCTTTTTTGATTAAGTATTTCCAAGCAGCAATAGATACAGCATTAATAACAAGGGTGATAGTTACAAATCCTTCCTCAAGATCATCATGGTCTATTGCGGCATCCTTGTTTGAAATACTGAAATTCATTGTCGATGGAGACATGATTCCCATTTCGGTTTTGGGCCGGGATAAAGTAACACCATCAAAGGATGTTATCTTAAATGTGTAATCCGTTCCACCGAAACTAACTGCCTTGGTTGACCATGTATAAGCGGTAAGATACTTATCTGTTACATCAAACAACCACGAAACAGTTTTAGTTGCAGATGCAACGGCGGCAAGTTGAGCATCATCAAAACTAAGCATCGACTATCTTCCCTAATATCTTCAACTTTATTTGCGACCCATAACGATCATGACTATCACCGGCTCGGCTTAAGTCACAATCAAACCGGACAACATAAGTATGGCTATCATGCACCCACTTGAAACTTTTACCCTTGCCTTGCGCTGATGTATGGTAAAGATCAAGTACCGTACCGGAATCGGATTCGGATAACTGCGCCCATTGGAATGAAACAAAGAATACCGGAGTGGATGATAAGATAATTCGTTCTTCTGATTCGTCATCTCCGATATGGATTATAGTATTCTCTCGGCTTTCCTCTGTTACAACTCCATGAGGTGTAATGGATAATGTAACATCAACATCAGCACTCACGGTCGCAACGTAGTCATATGGTTCCTTGCTGGCCATCCTAATTCACCGCCTTCTTGAGATTCTTGATAAGGTCTTCATCGCCACCACGGATACCTTGGACTATTGCACCTGTGATTTCCTTCTTGTCAATATATAAGTGAACATGAATATCTTTCCCATTCGCACTGCCACCAGTGGATTCGTTCACCAATGTACGAGCAATACTTTTCCCTATCACTTCGGAATCAACGCCTACGGATGCAAGGAAATTCTTTCTCTGAGGTTCATAAGTAGGTATTACCCATTCCGGCCCGATCTCACCAGCCAATGATAATCCGGAAGTCAACCCTCCTACTGCATTACCTGGCAATGATGCTCTGATACCCATTACATCAGCAACTACCTGATCGTAAATCTGCTGGTATGCCGCACCTGCACCAGTGTATTGCTGCATAAAGGTTAGATAATCAGTTGCGTAATTCAAGTAATCAGTTATAGCGCCAGGAGTTGCACCTTGAGCGGTAGCCATTTCTTGATAACGTTGGTATTCGGTAATCCATGCATTAGCCGAAGTACCACCCGGAGAAAGCGTTCCCCTGTTTAATTTCGATAACCATTCGTCTATAGTTTCCGTAAGTGCTATAAGACTTTTAGTTAATTCATTCTGTGCTTCTGTGGTCTCATCAATTACCTGATAGTATTGATCCGCTCCTTCCGACATCTGCATCAAAGCAACATAAGCTGCCTGCCCTGCATCGGTAACTAAGTTAAGAGACTCTACAAGGGCGCGATAACCAGCACGATCTTCTGGCAAACTATAGCCAATCGCGGAAAACTCACCCATCAAGTCTTGCTTCAACTTCGCCTGTTTCTCAGAATCGTTAAAAAACTTGTCATAATAGGTCTGCATGGCATCGGTTAAATCTTCCAACGATCCAGCAATGGTAACAAGTGTATCGGAAAACTTAATGGCTTCCGGTATAGTTCCTTGGAAGGATTGATTCATTTTATCAACCCAAGATGAGACGATTGATTTGTTGGTCAATAAACGAATAGCTGTTTCTAACAGACCTTCACCAACTTCCTGATATTGCCTGATTATGTTGCCAAATAAATCACTGGCTGCTGTGTCCATTATCCCGGAGAATGTTTCATTTAATTTCTTAGTTATTGCTTCTGCATCTAACCCTTCCAAATTGATAGCAACGCTCTCAAATGTATAGTTAAGAGCGTCTTGCATATTCGCCCCCAACCCTGTGGATAGAGAGACAAGGGTGTCCCCTATGTTGGAAAAGACCTTTGTAATTAGATTGGATACGTCCTCGTCGAGTGCTTGATATGTCGTCGTCACCCATGTTTTATCACTGTGAAACCATCCACCGCTTTTCTTATGGCCGGTTACAGCATAATAAGAAGCGGGCATAACTCCACCCTGCAACAAATTGGCAACACTCTCCGTTCCCAGAGAAATACCCGTTCCACCCGACCATGTTTTAGTGCCGCCGCCGAAAACGGATCGAAAAATATCAACAAGTGGTTTATTGGCGAAATTCCCAATCGTTGTCAAAATACCTGCATTTTGAGCGATATAACTACTTGCGAATTTTTCGGCTGACCCTATCGTTGTCCCTAAATTGATGCCAAAGTCTGTATGGCTTATCCCCCCCGTCCTGATATATGAAGTAACCAACCCCGTGATATTCTGGTTCAGGTTTTTCATCTCACTGTAAATACCCGACAATTCTCGGTATTCCATGTCGTAGGTATCTTGCATAAGTTCCCATGACTTCTGGATGGATTCAGACGCTTCATTATTTGCACCGCCGAGGACTGTGGTGTTTTGGCCGTAAGCAGCAGATGGTGCAGAGATTGATGCACTACCACCTCCGCCATTAGCCACTCCATACATGGAAAAAACACTTGCCATAAGGGCTATCATCGCAGCGGCTGTTGCGAAGCCGGTAGGACCGACGCCAATAGCCGCTCCAGTAACCGCTGATCCTGCATTCGACATCATAGTAGCAATATTGCTTGCGACTATCTGGGCGTTCTTAGCAAAAACCATTGCGAGTTCCGCAATCTGGATTACCTTCTTGGCCTCAGCTAATCGTTTATATTCGTCCGAATCCTTGTCGTACATGGTTTGTGCGGCATCGATCATCTTGCCGGTGTTGGATATGGTTTCGTTGATATATTTATTGTCATAATCAAACTTAGTGGCAACGGATTCCATCTGTTCCCGGTCAAGTTTTACTTTTTGCTCAGCAACCCATCTTGCAATAGCGACTTCCTCTGCTCCCTTGGCTTTCTTTAGTGCGGCTTCTTTTTCGATCCAGGTAAGTTTTGCGTTTCGATATTCAGACTCCATGTTATTGAGGTCGTTGTAGAACGTGACCATCTTCCGAGCTTCTTCTACTGCCTTTTCAAAACCAGCCATTGTATCTTTTTGATTCAATGCTGCGTAATAAGCATTTACTTTATCTATCGCTGCTTGCCATTCAGGCGTTCCCTTCTCAAACATTGCAGTGACTATTTCCGTAGCCTTTGCCATTTCATAGGCACGGTCAGTTACAGGAGCAACTGTGTTCATCAATCTATCATAGGCATCCTTAGCCTTATCTATCTCGGCGGTTTCCTTGACTGTTGCTTTTGCGTTATCCTCTCTACTTTTTTGAACCATAGTATTTACAATACCTTGATCTTTCATCTTCTGAATAGAATCAATCGCGGAAAATGCTGTATCTTTTTGAGCTTTGCTAAGCCTATTCCATCCGGCAGTATTTTCAAGTTCATGCCGTAATTTTTCTGCCTCAATCCGGTTTTGTTCAAAGGCTTTACGGGGGCCATCCAATCCGGCCAAGGAAACATCTTCTTGTATTTTCCATATTTTCTCCATTAACCTTGCTTGTTCTTCAGCGGATTTCTTAGCAGCATCAGATTCTTCCTTTGAAGGTGCACCCTTGCCAACAACAGGAGTTAAAATTTTCGCTAATTGCTTTGCTCTTTCCTTAGCTAATGCTATTTCTTTATCGGTATTAGCTAATAATTGCTCATATGCTTGGATACCTTTTGCTTCTCGTTCCTTGTCATAATCATCTTGGATTTTCTTTATCTTTTCTAAGTATTGTTTTGATATGGATTCTGCATTTTTAGGATCAGCACTCATTGCGCCGAATCCCTTTAACATTTCCCATCCAACTTTAATTTTTGATACTAAATAATCCCACGATCCCATCACACCATAAACAAATTTAATAGCTGTTAATCTGGCCCATTCAAATTCATTACTTATCCAATTTCCTATTGAAAATCCCACCATGCCGGCAAGGAATACATTCCAACCAATAAGTAATTTGCTGGTTTGGAGATTAATAGCGGTACACATTGCTTCCCATTTTAAAATAAACCATGCCGCTGCGTCCCCTGCTTTTATCATTGCCATCCATGAGGCTATAGCGAATGCAGCCATTGCTGCAATTGCCAACTCTGATGCAGTTTTTATCGCTGTCCATATAGTGTTAATAGAAGCAACAATATCGTCTGCATTTTTTTTCATCCATGCGACTGCTTCTCCACCACTAATAGTTAGGTCTTTATAAACATCTTTAAACAATCCTCGCTGTATAATCCCCCATGCCGTTTCTAAGGACGAACTTACTGCTGCCCATGTTGTTTGAATATCTCCAGAAGCGGCTACCATGCCAACAAGATATGGAGCTAATCGCTCATATAAGTCACCATGTTTTTTACTTAAAGATACAACTTCTTTTAACCCATCCCTATAAACACCTTGTTGTTTTATTATAGAATCAATTTGCAAAGCTATTGCATCTGTTGGTCTTATCATCCCAGATGTTAATGCTCTTATTTCTTGAGATGCTTGAATTGTTTTATTCTGCCCCGTAGTAAGCAACCTAACTGAATTAGTTATAGCCGTAAATGCTTCAATTTGCTTTGCATTGTTGAGATCAAGAATGACTCCATGCTGCGTAGCTGCTCTATTCATTAATTGTATTTCTTCAAAATTAGCAAACGAAGCAGCATCTACTTGCATCAATACGGGAACAAGAGCTTTTGCGTATTCGACGTTTTTCCTATAATTTTCAGTAACATTTCCCGTTGTTCCCTGCATAGAAGTTATCTGAGCGGCCACCGCAACAACAGATACTTTCATTTCATCTATAGCATTAATTCCAGACATGAACCAACTACTAACAGTTGATATAACAGACGATATTATATAATAAGTAGCATATAGTCTTAATAATGCACGCTGCATAGAGGCAATGCTCATTTCATGACTACCGGTCATCTCCTTGTTCAGTTCCTTCAACTTTTCGTTCTTGGCGCGTTCGATACGGACTATTTCAGTGGCATTACCAGCGGCGGCAGTTTTAAGTACATCATAGGAACGTAGGACAGCATCTTTTGATTCATTAATAGCCGCCATCGACCTAATACCCATCTGGTCGTAAAGGGGATTTTTAGTCATTTCCTGATTTAAGGCATTTATCTTAGCAACCATCGCGGATTGAGCGCGGAATTGTTCGTCGGCAGAAACTTTAGAAGCATTAGCAATTCGCTCATAAGCATTTCTTGCACCTTGAGCCATCGCATTGTAAATATTATCAGACTTAACACCTAATATCTGATAGTTCTTCTCAATAGATAATGCAGTTGAATTGGCTTGTTGAATAATCTGTTGTTGATTCCTCTCGAATTTAGTTTTATCTAAATCCAATTCAACATAGACAATCCCTAATCTGTCTGCCATGTTAGCTACCCTTTAGCAATCTTACTTACAAATGATTGCTTCATCGCATGGAAAGGTGCCTGTAAAAAATGGAGGGGTTGATGAAACTTACCACCTCTATCCGTGAAACCAGTTTTCTCAACCATCGAAGCCCAGTACGCAAGAGAATTGCCGCAATAAACACGCACATTTGAACCATTGGGAACATTGACTCGTCTTATGGAATTGTAAAGTTGATCTTGAGGCGTAGATGCAACAACCCGTCTACCAGTCCATCTTTTGTCTGTAGAAAACTCGACAAGTTGCCCTTTATTTTTGCCTGTTTTTGGAGTGAAGGATACAAACGCATGAGTATTTCTCCCTTGCCGAACAACCGGGGGAATTGCAATAACACTCGCGGCCAATTTTTGTTTTGCTGCAACCTTTACCTCATCCATGACAGTGTTAGCATTATCCATTGCACGATCTTCGTATGCTTTGAATATTTCCTTGCTATGCCACTTTTCAAGACGCATTATGCCACCTCATGAAATTCTTGAATCTTACTTGCAACTTCACTAATATTTTTCAACTCATGTTCCCATATCACCAACGTCTTGAATCCAAACGGAGAAAACACATCTTCACGGTCTTGAGGATTTTCACCTTTGTGCCAATATGAACCAAAAAGTTCAATGCACTTCTTTTGGCCATTGCAATTCACAAAATCAGGACATTTCCCATTAATGGTGAAACTAAAGTCGCCCGTGTATTTCCATTCACCCGGATACATCTCATCAAGCAAATTCAAGATAAGTGTTTCTGGCTTGTTAGGTTTTACTTGCCATGCTATTCCCATCTTTTTGCAAAATTCAGGGTCTTGCCATTGAACTAATTTCGCCTTACTTAGATTATCCCGCCACGTTTCCGAATGTTTCACACCCTTTTTCGCGATACTAAGTTTTTCGCGGTGTTCCTTGCTCAGATGTTTACCCCTTAGTGCATCAGCGGCCTTCTTACGCGCCTCTGGGCTAATAATTCTCCCGGACGACTTGATACTCATTTTCTTCTTTGTTTCTTCGGTATGCTTACGTCCAATATTAATCGTGTTTCCTTTTTTGAAAGCAGTTTCAGGATTTGCAGGTCTTCCCTTTTGAGATTCCCCGATTTTCCTTTTATGTTCCTCGGAAAATGGTTTGCCTAAATGAACTGCACTTAATTTCTTGCGTGTCTCCTCAGAAGGGTGCGTTCCGGCCATAGGATTATTGACTCGTGAAGAATGACCATGCACATAAGCAGGAACACCCTTCCATGAATGATGGCGTAGTATAGTAATTGCTTCTCCACATCCACATTTACATAACTTGGCCTTAGCAGATTCAACCCTGATAAATTCCAAGTCACGTTCTGAAAGTGGCTTCTTGACCGCCATCTTATACCCCTATTTATCCCGTTTCAACTGTTGTGCTGTATGCCACAATCAAGCATTATCACGCCGTTCCTGAACCTGTTCCAACCACCAACGAGATAACTTACAAACCTTGTTGAAACACTTCAGCCGATCCTTGATTTTTAGCAACCTCATGGCCTCATGGATAGCTAAATGGTTAATTGCCACCGGTCCACCTTCCGACATGATGTATTGATCTTGCACCATGAAGAACACCCTAAGTGCTTCTTGGTTCTCTACTACCGGGTCCACCCTGCAAGTCTCGCAAGGAGGTTGTTCGGGTGGATTCCGGTTCTCATACATATTCCTACAGCCGCCGCAGGTATGGGAGTAATCCTTTATCCATTCTGCGGCTTGGATAAATTTTCGGCTGCCACCACTTGCTCCTTAACCCCGGAACTTGACAATAACTGCTGACACCGTGCGAAGAACCTGTCGAACACAGGCACCTTCATCAATGCCAATTTACTCGCACGGTCGCAGGGTATCAACTTGCCGGTTTTGGCATCCTTGAACCCCTCAATGCCGGTGATAGCAAAATCAAAAGCATCATCACGTTCGGTTTTGGCTTCTTCAACTGATAATTCAGCATAGAAGGATATACGTTCCATCTGCCGAGTCTTGGGATTCATAACGTGTTCCGTTTGCCGTTTTCTCTTAGCTATTCGTTCCTCAAAAAATGGCGTCATCGACCGGATTTGAACCTTAGCATCAGTAACAGGATCATCAAACACCGGTTCACCTGTTAATGGGTCAATCTTGGAATTCTGAAAAGGAAACCATTCACCTTCATTCTGGTTTAAATCGAACAGCATAACACACCAGCTTTCTGCCCGTAGGCGGTTATGGGGAGGCTGGCACCATTACCAAGCCTCCCATGTTGATTATTAATTAGTTATTATGTACCCGTTCCAACTTGTTCCATAGCCTGACTTGACACCTGACCACTGAACGAAATAGTGCCGAAGTTGTTGCGAGGCAGGGTAACTGCATTAGCCTTGGTTACAATAATGTATCCACCTGCTGCTACACGCCAAAAAGTCGATACATTGGCATATAGGTAGATATCCGTAAGATGAGTACCAGCCTGGCACACTGTTGACAATGCCAACTGACCATTGGTATCTGCGGGATCGTAGTTACCATTGAATTCAATAGTCCCCGCTTCACCCAATTCCGCTACTTCATACACTTTTGTACCAGTATCCCCAAATGCGGTAGGGGCTGAGGTGACGGGAAGGCTGAATCCACTCATCGACCATGACACCATGTTTGCTACTGTGACACTTCCATACATCACCTTACCGTTTACTCCCGATATTTTCATTTTGAAAGTCCTCCTGTTTTTTGTTGTTTAGGGCAAAGAAAAAGGCGCAAAGTAAAGTGGGTAAGCACCTTACCGTGCGCCTTGAATCTTTCTTGCGTCCCCGTAAATCTGGCCGGATTTTAGGAGAACCCTTGTTTATTTGTTAAACTACTCCTAACCGCCTCAACACGATTTTTTCTTTTACTTCCGTTTCGTCAAAGAATATCACATTCCAACCGTATTTGCTAAATATTTTTTCACGTTCGTCTTTCCATTCTTGGACTGTTTCCGCATGACGTAATTTATAATATCGAGCATAGACTTCGATGGCTATTTTATCCCCATTTATGTTGATAAAATCAGGGTTCTTGCGTTCAATCATAAAAGAACCATCACCAACAAATTTGTATGGGAGGCCATTCTTTTCTACAATATCGAGAAACTTCATCTCTAAAGAAGTTGGAGTACGGCGTGTTAACATTTTTTTAATTGTTTCCGCTGAATGCTGAATGCCAGTTTTCGACTTACTCATTTTAGCCCGTGTTTCATCTGTTATGTCTTTATGTGCAGCACTCATCCGTTCAATCATTTCTGGAGGCCATGTTTTTCCTTTATTCCACGGTACAAGTCCTTTCTTAAACTTAGCATCATTTAAAAATCTGACTTTCTTAACTCCCATCCCCTTGTTCCACGGGATTCCACCCTTCGGCCTGCCAATGACTTTATCCGACGCCAATATCCCTACACGTATTTTTTCTTTATGTTCATCAGACAATGAACGCCCTTTCATTGCTTCTGAATGTCTTGTCCTACGTTCTAAAGAATGGGTGCATCCTTGGTTTACCTTGCTACCCTTGACAAACCTTCCATTCTTATCTCTTTTATCGTCGGTCATGCAGCAACCTCTTTTATTTCCCTCTCCGGCCCTGCTGATGTTTCAAATTTCAGTTCTTCACCCGGTGGCAATCCAATAGCAGTCGAATCCAACCTTACTTGTTGCCGTACTTCTTCAAACATATCATACAAACGCTTGTAATTCTCGATAAAAAGATCATCAGGCACCCATCCGAAGTCGCGGAGACAAAAATGTTCGGTATAAATTCCGAGACACCACGCCGTGCCTCCCATTTGAATAGACTTGAGAACTACTTGCGTCCCATAGAGGTCAAACCCTTCATAACTCGTATCGAATCGGAATCCCTTCTTCATGTTAATAATTATCACCGCTTCATCAAAACAGCAAGCAGGTAGTGGAAAGGAATGAATATCTGAAGTATCAAAATAATCTGGTATCCTCATATCATGAAATTTACCACAAATTCGGCCCTGATAATCCTTCCCCACAATTCCAGCACAAACCCACGAATCGGGGAGCATTTTTATCTGTTCACGAAGTTGGTCAACCCAACCATTACGTAGGTAAACATCCTGATGACACAAAACACAAACATCAGATTCGTCTTTCTCGGCCATTTCTAAAAGGAAATTCAAGCCTTTAGTAGCTGATTCTGGATTTTTTATATAATTCAATTTCCCTTCAACCTGCGACCGTTTAAATACTTGGTCAAACCGCAAAGGGTCATTAATCATTACTCCAAACGATACCTTCAACTTTATTTCTGCTGCATCTTGTGTAATTCTAACGAACCTATCCAACTGTGCATCGAAATCCTTTATCATGTCTTCATAATTTGGTGCTACTTGTTCACCGGAGATTACTACCACCTTGCACCCACATTTTCTTGCTTCGTGAATAAGTGCAGTACAATCATCATAGGAATAGAAGATTTCCTTGGTATTAAGCAGACGAGCTAATTCTTCACGTGTTTCCGGCCATGTATAAGTGATTTCGGTTAAACCTTTAGTCTCTGGTATTTCATCAACTATATCTTCCCTCTTGCCAACCCAGAAGCATCCACCTTCACGCTGGAGACCATAATCACGGAAGAACGGTTCAATGATAGGAACAGTCAATAATGGTGCAGTAGGATAGAATACAGGAGAATAGGTGAAGATAAATTCATTAATATCGTAGTAATTATCTCCACCTAATAAGCCAGGATGATTAAGAACATAGCGAACCACTGTGCGGCCTTTCATCGGGTTGCCTAATACTGTCTCTGGATAGACAACAATAGCATTAGAAGGTGCATCACCCCCTTGAAATACCTTAGCTTCATATCCACGTAATTCAAGGTGGTTGCGAAGTTCATAAAGAGCACGCACCCCTCCAGAACTATTGCGATATGGAGGTGCCATTATTATATAGGGATATTTGATAATCTTATTCATTCCATCTCCTTTCTGAATAATGCTATGCCGCAAGATGGGCCGGTTGATGCAATCCATTCACCAACTAAAGCGAACTTTTGTCCTTTTGATAATTCTTGAACAACTTGATAAACTCCTTGTCCTTTATTAGCAGTATCGTGAAGAACCAAAAATCCACCCTTAACTAACTTTGATGCGTAATTGGCAATATCAGCCATCGTGGAATCATAACCAGTATCACCATCCAAAAATACAAGGTCAAAGGGGGCAGTAACACTGTCGATGATAGTTTGAATATGGGAGTTCCCTACAATCTGTTCCGTAGATATATCTCCTAATATTTCCTTGCGATACTTAGTCTTCGGATGCTGGTTATCATCAATTAAAACTATACGAGTGGGATGGAAAAAATGATTGATAATAAATGCTGTGCCACCTGCCGCAACTCCGATTTCGAGGTAAGAAGAAATCTCAACACCGGAATCAAGGATTGCCTTGATACATGAGGCAAATTCACTGGGAACTTGTTGGAGGTAGATACCCCCGCAAAATGAACCGCCGAAAGTGGGTAGGTCATCGGAACCGGAATCAAGAATAAACTGTTCAATTTCTTCAATAGTTGGAACGTATCCTTGAATCTTAAAAGAATCTACCGGTATTACTTCTTTATCTCCAATAAATATCTTTACTTTCTTTTCTACTACCTTTTCTTCTTTCATTGCACACTTCCTTTCTCTGTTTCAGATTCTGGTTCAGCGCAACCACGATCTTCAGCAGTTACTACCCATTCTTCTAAGGCTTGGTAACTCTCGTCGGGTGTCCGATGACCTACACTTCTAAACATGCGTTCCTCATCGGAATCACCCATTACAGGAGGGATTTCTATCCACCGGTAGGCTACCCATTCTTGGCGCGAAATATCTTGAAGTTCTTTAATCATTTAAATTCCTTTCTTATTCCAACCATTTTTTATTTTTAATAAACCAATCTACTGTCCTCTTGAGACTATATTCAATCGGGATGGGGTTTTTCCATCCCAAAATTTTCATCTTAGAACCATCCAGTGCGTATCTCAAATCATGTCCAGGGCGAGAAGAATGAAAATCAACCATCTCGTAATACAATGGTTTTTTGATGCACTCTGCAATCATTTTCGATAGTGTTAGATTATCTATCTCACGTTCCCCCACGATATGAAACTTCCCCTTACCTGAATCAAGTTTATCCAGTGTTTCGTCTGTGTTGGTTAGAATAAAGCACACTGCATTCGCTACGTTTCTTGCGTGGATATAAAATCTTGATCCTGCCTGCGTTTTTTCTTTGTTCGCATGGATGGTTACAGTATTGCCCTCAAGTACCCTTTTAATCACCATCGGCACAAACTTTTCCGGGTGTTGCCGCTCCCCAATAATGTTCATGGTATTAGTGATGCAAATTGGCAGCCCATAAGTGTTAGCGTAAGCCATGCAGATAGCCTCTTGTGCTGCCTTGCTTGCCGAATAAGGATTCCCACAATTAAATCTATTTCCCTCTTGATAGTTCACACCTTCCGGGGCAGTTCCATAAACCTCGTCGGTGGAAAACTGGACAAACCGGTTCAAATCCTTTAATTCTCTTGCATATTCAAGCATATTAAGCACAAGGTTAACATTGTTCTGTATAAAAACAACAGGATCAATGATAGAGTTATCAACATGACTCTCACTTGCAAGATTAATAATGTAATCCACTTTCCCAATTTCTTTCTTGACACCGCAATTCAGAGGGATTGAAAGATCAACTGGAAACACCTTAACCCTGTTTTTATTGTCAGGATAACATTCAATATCCCTCAGACGATCAAATCCATTTGCTGCATAAGAGAGTTTGTCAATGATAATAATATCCCAATCAGTATTTTTCAACAATTCTTCAGTAAAATGGTGTCCTACAAATCCGCAACCACCTGTAATTAAAATTTTTGGAGTCATATCAATGGCTTTCTTTCTCTGACTTATGTTGCTTGATAAACTATCTCATAATCTACAGCCCAATGTAGGCAAATTGACGAGCCATCTTGCAACGCCGATAAATCCTCAACTATAGTGACTAAATTCTGACGCTGAAATTGAACACAATTTTTTCCGGTGATAGTTAGGGAGCAATCATCGAATAAACTGGTCAAGTCGGTGTACATAGTAGTTATCTGCGTCTTGCCTGCTGATAGTGCGGAGAACAGGTCGAATTGCATCAGGACACTTTCACCGGTTTTCTGGAATACATTATCCGGGATACCTGAAACTATCGAATAAACTAAATAAGGGGTATCGTTGCTATCAGCAGTATCGTAATAGCACCGGCCACCTACATCATTGTAGATAGTAGAATCAAGCAGCTTATTTTCAATTGCTGTGATAAGTGCCTGCATTTACACAGCCTCCTTGACTCGTATTTCAAGATATTCATTTCGACCACTTACATTAATCGGCGGCCCAACAATGCTATAGATAGTTGAACCTGATAAAATTCTCCACGTTGGTTTAATGCTCACAGGCCGGTAGCGAATACGAATTTTGCCGGTGATGGTTCCACCTAAAGCGAGAGATTGCAGGGATTCGCTGGATGATAGACTCCAAATTGCACCCTTGCAAGTGAATATGGTTGTCCATGTAACCGGACTCCCCGATGGTGCCTGGAACAAAAGTGTACGATTTAAGTCCCCAATTCTCATAGGTCAAAATCCATATCGTGAAGTCTCCCCACGAGGTTGCAAAGACGTTCATAAGTTTTATCGTAAGTAACTTGCTGCCCTACCACATCATCGCCACGGTTTGCATAGAGATTGACGCACTGGCGTTTTACAGCCTGCTTTATGGAAATCGGCACCTCGGCCTGCGTAGCGTAACCACAAACATATTGAATAGTTATCGGGTTATGAGGATATAAAGTGCCACTCGGCCAGCTTCCTCCATATAATAATCCTACAAACCCACACTGAGTACCATTTAGAACAACAACGTAATCGGTATTTTCAACAAGTGTGGTTTCCGTGCCAGCAGTGTCTTTCCACTTCACGCTGGTCACGCTGATTAAATTCCCAAACGGCAACTTAATTCTATCTTCGCTCGGCCAATGTTTAGGACAATAATCCCACGTCTGCTGCATAATGCGCTTTCCGGTATCATTTTCGACTGAAATTCTGCCCGCCGTGATAAGCTCATTGAGTAGGTCGTCATCACTTACGTTCGGTTCCCAAACCATGATTGATGTACCAAACTCGCAAGCGGCAACGAGCGTTTTAGCTACTGTACGAATATATTTCTTGGCACCTGTATAGGCTTTTTCTTGGATAGTGGTATCATTGGCTTCTGTGACCTGCGTAAAGGCTCCTGTAGCCCAATCGGTATAAGAACCGGCCAATGTATCACACTCTTGAATTTTTACATCTACAGTGCCGCTGGCTCCGTTATTGACAGGGTTAAGATAGACTACCGTAGTGTGGCCAAGAACATCGATTGCCGTGCCGAGAAGGGTATAAGCGGTTACTACTCCATGCGATCCGGCTGCAATAGAAGTGTATAAGGTAGAATCGGTTGCCATCGTGCCGGAATCTATGCCCAACGCTGTGCGGAGTTCTGCAAGAGTAACGGGTTCTAATGTTGGTTCAGTAACGCACCGGGTTCCACCACCGGAAGATGATACGGAAGTGGGAGTTTCGACAACAGGGAGAACACCTTCGAGTTCGTAAATTGAAGCAGGTGTGCCATCACCAGTAATTGTACAGGTTATCAGGTAATCATGACCACTTGTACCTGCTCGTACCCATCCATAGACAATTTTAGTGGTGTTAGTTTGGTTAGCTAATTTAAGAACCGTAAGCGATACGTCAGATGAATCAGATTGGTCAATGGCTGTGATAACTGCTGATGCTATGTTTTCAGTGCCGAGTTTAGCGGTAAAATCGAAACTGATTGCATATTCTTCAGCGGGCTGCTTGGTCGAAAATTCCGTTGCCATATTAAACTCCTGTCACAATGGAACCAGATGATATATCTTTTACCATAGATTCAGATATTATTGTAGAATTATTTGTTGTACCTGCAATGTTTATTGTTGGAATATCAGCAACAATGCCTTTGATGTATATGGAGGTGACTTGGTCTACTAATCGTGCATAATAAAGCTTGTTAAAAGTATCGGAAATTAAACTCAATGCTGAATTGATGTTCAGATAATGTTGTTGTAGAAGAACAATATTATCGGAATCGACAGCGATAATAGCAGCTACAATGTTGAGAATGGGATCGTGCGTTGTTGTGATAATATTATCGGAGGACAGAGCGTGTAGACAATCTTGTAGTGCGAGGTAATGCGATTGGGTTAAAACTACACCATCCGAGTATATTGTATGGTCTGAACCGTTAACGAAAAGCGTATAAGCCTGAACGATTGCAAGCGAGTCGCTGGTCGTGGTGTGGGTAGAATCGTCAACTGATAAACTGTGGGATTGAGACAGTGTAATGTTGTCGCTTGTCTGAATATGTGAAGCGTTTGCAATTATAAGAGCATGGACTTGTGCCAGCGTTAAAGAATCCGAGATTAGGGTATGTACAGAATCATGGGGCGCAAGGATATGGGCTTGAGTCAGTATTATATTGCCGCTGATAATATTATGAGACGTATCCGCAACGGTCAGCGTGTGAGCTTGGGTAAGCCCTATGCTATCGCTGAAAAGGTTATGTACTGAATCGGCAACGGAAAGATTATGCACTTGTGTCAGGGCGATATTATCAGAAATTAGGGCATGGGTTGAATCCGCCGGGGCAAGGGTATGCGCCTGCGCTAATACTGGTGAGTCCGAAACAACCGCATGGACTGAATCGGCGATAACCAAAGTCTTGTGTTCTACGAGAACGATGTTGTCCGAGGCCAGGGCGCTTACCGCATTACTTATCGCCAAGGTATGCGCTTGAGTCAACGTCGGTTCAGCTGAAGATACACCCGACACAGAATCATTTACCGCGAGGGCTTTATGTTCAACAAGGACAATAGTATCCGAGGCAAGAGTATGAGATGAGTCGGAAACGACAAGTTCTATCGCAGCACCGGCACCCTTGTCCCACAAAACCGCGCCGGTATTTGTCCAAATAATGTCTAAAGTATCTTTAAAAGTTGCCATTCTATCCTTCCAACACTATTCCCTGTTGCTTATAAAGCTCTTCCCAAAATTCAGGTGGCGGATATTTCTGCAATCGCCATTCATAACCTGTCCAATTCGGGTGCATATCTCCTTCCACTGCCATAGGCTCCACTTCGGTTTCCCTTCCCTCTATCGGTGCGTCTGAAAGCCATCCGTAAATATCGTAATAATACAATAGGGTTCTCCTTATTTTATGCGGTAGTAGGTAGGGGGATTGTTGTTGACTATGGACGCTGGCATAACAGTTTTTGGAGTTGTGTCGGTCGGGTCAGTATAAACAAACATCTTCGATGGTACTAAAAACGATGTGAACAACTTACCAGAACTAATACAGATACTGCCGCTAAGAGAGGACTTAGTCCGTCCCTCTGCCCAAGTTGTTCCATCCGTGGAATAGAATATGCGCTCATTCCACACTGAAACAAACCTTGTACCGTCATAGTATAGTGCCGATGGGGCAGTACCGTATGGAGGAACACCAAAAGAGTCGAACATAATACCGTGATTGGCCCACGTTAATCCATCCGTCGTCGTTGCAAAGAAACCATGCGCTCCAACCACAACAGTAGTGGTGGCATTTGAGGCGTACCGTGGATACGTAGACAGTGATACACTATATGGTAAAAATGTGGCTTGAGTATTTCTCAGTGTCCATGTTGCACCGGTAGGACTCGTCTGATATTGCCCTGCTGTTCCTACAGCGGCAATATATAAGCCCGCTCCAGCATTATAAGTAATCAGGCCATATCCTATTCTCCCTTGGTCTCCCCCTGGTGCTGTTATTGTTGCGGTAGTCCAAGATGCGCCGCTATCGGTCGAATACTGTGCTACGGTTCCTGATGGGGGCATCAGAACTATATTGGCCGATCCATCCGTAGCCAGATCAGACAGTAGGGGCATTGATATTGCGGTAACGGAAGTCCAGTTCACTCCGTCAGTTCCGTAAATGATTCCGGTTGTTGTTGTTGACGCAGCCACACCAAGAAATATCCCGTCTATAAACGTCATAATATACGACTTGGCATTCGGAAATGTTCTGGCAGTCCATGTAGTTCCGTCATTTGTGCTCGTATAGTAGGTGTACCCGTTCGTTACATCTCCCCATATACTGGAGGTGCAATAGATGCCACCGCCAGTAGGATTATATGCAACCGCATGATATGAAGCCTGTGAATACCACAGACCATTTATAGGCCCAGGCATTAAAGATGCCGATGTTAGGAACTCGCTCGGCGTTCCTGCATAATCCGACGTATAGTCAAATGCTGAAGTAGACCAACTTGCTATCCATTCTGACCCATCTGGAGCGGTGAACTTCGGTCCGAGATACGCGCCAACCGTGAGAGCTGCGCCAAGGGGAAAACTACTGCCGTTTGCTTGCAGTATCCATCGTTTATCGCCAGCATTTGAATCGGGCGAAATGATGCCAGGGGAGGATTCCGTTAATGCAGAATCATCATCTAAAATATAATGGTATGCGGGAAACCCCTGGACAAAGACAACAGCCATATCCAAATCTGACAGACCCGCACCATCAATGGCATCCAAAAATCCTGCTGTTCCGCCTATTAAACCTATCGCACCATAGATATTGTTTGCCATTATTCCACCTCAGATAGACTGTTATGCGGGGTCCCCGATTTGGATTTTCCAAGCCGGAGCCGTAACCGTGTTTCCCGCCGTTAAGGTCTGCAAGGTGCAAGTCGTAACATAAAGCAATACAGTCGTCCCCGTCTTGCATAGTGCAACATGGTCAGCGTCCCCGGAGACAGCAACGGACATCGCCGCCTCTTCATCTACCGTCGTCTTCCGGCCATAGGGAGAAGCCGCATCATCTACCGGGCCGGTAAAAGTAGGCGTTGCACTGGAAGCCAAAGCCTTACCCGTGGCAGTTCCCTTGTTGGAATGGGCATGTTCATAAGTCGTAGGCGCACCCTCGCATACGGAAAGAAAATCAACATTGTCCTCCAGGTATTGCAAAGCTGCATCAAGCACGGCATCAGCTACTAATTTAGCCATTTTTCTGTCCCTCCTTTACTCTGGTTTCTATACGCCCTATCAAGTCTTCAATGTCGATAGCCCCATTCTGCACCTGGAGGATAGTGTCATTGAGCGGCACCCTCATCGCCTTTTCGAGCATCCTTCTTGATTTCTCGGCTTTTCTTTCTTCATCTGTTGCCATTGCAAACCTCCTGTGCTTAGATATTTAGATACTTATATTTATCACTTCAAGCGTTCCTTGCGTGTCGGCGCGTCATGGTGGCAAGCCACCCGCCGCCACTACAGTCTCTTTTTACCATAATTACTAAAACTTTACTAATATAATTACTTTTTCTTTTTACCTTTGGACTTTTGTTTCTTAATTTTCTTATCAGCAATTATCTGATTTACCTTACTTGTTTTAGCCATCTTAGTTATCCTTTAATTATTATTATCAACTATTTCCTTTTGACTTCCCATATTCTCTTGCTGCTACATAACCGAGATAACCCACACCAAATGTCTGCCACATAATGTCTGGTATAGCCTTGAAGCCATACTGAACATTGGCGTAAAATTGCATCATCTGAGATGGAAAAAATATCCCAACAAACGGAGCAAAAAGAGTTAGGCACAAAACTACTGCATAAAACACATACATAAACGAAGGTCTTGCACGAGAGGTGAATTTATCGCTTGAAGCAGCTTCTGCAACCAAAACAGATATACGCCCTTCTTCCACTTTACTTTCTAATTCTTGAACCTTGACAGCCAATTCTGCTGCCTTATCTGCACTTATCGGTTCCTTGCCTGTGAACGCAGTTCGTAAATCCTTTGCAAGTTGCCCTACACCTGAGAAAACGCCACCTATATCTAAATTAGCTATTGAAAAGCCTGCCATCCTTACGCCTCCTTTAACTGAAAGTGGGGATAGTCAGGTATCTTCCACCTTCCCCCCCACACCAATCCAACACTCTCACCAATCTTGCCAGCTTCTTCATAGTCAGGAATATGATCGGCATCAACATCAATTTTAGTATCCCACACTGGTTGACCTGATCTGAGAATAGCAATATCAAAGGCATCTCTTCGCGTGTGCCTCGAATTATGCGTCCAAGTAACAATCTTACCTGGGGTAGTGCGACCCTGGTTGAAGAGAACATCTTGTTCCTCCTGTGAACGATAGGTACAAGTGAACATAAACGGGATACCTTCTTCTGCCATCTTAACCACGAAATCCCTTGCCTTAATCTGCATTGATAATTTTAAATCTTCTATCTTTCTACTCATTGTCTATTTCATCCTTTCTAACCATGTGAATACAAGGAAGCAACATAGTCGGATGTTTAGGGCATTCATCATAGGAACCATGGGTACAAGCTAAGGCATATAATCTACAATATGACAGCGTGTAGAATATTAACATAATCACTACATCCCCTTTATCTTCTTTATTATCCAATCAATTCCACCCACTGCCAATCCTATAATAGAAACAGCAGTCACAAACACCCAAAATAAGTTATCCTTAAAATTGGTTATTCCTCTTCTAAACCAACCAAAGTCCTCAAGAGGCTTCAGCCTTGCATCGATACTCTCACACGCCTCCGTTACGGCATCTTTTACAGCTTGCATAATATCTTTTTTGAGACCATTATTCAGAATATCTTGCACTTTTTGTAACCCTACTGCATTACGTTCCTGTGACTCAACTATTGATTTAAGGAAAGTCATCACTTCAGCTTGTCGAATCCCCAGTGAATTTATTCTCGCCTCATGCACCTCAAGCCCATTTTTCATTTCAGTATGATCAATCCGGTTTGTTTCGTAATCATCCACTATTAGCCTCTTATCTCTACCGTCCCAAACCATTTTAGCATTCTCCTCCACAGTTGAATTGGCTGAAAACAAAAATTTAATAAACTATCTTAAAGCATTCCACTGGTACAATATCTAAAGTTAGAAATGTTGTTATTAAAAATTGTGTCTCCTTACGCATTAAGCATGTATCCACCAGCCACAAGAGGCCGCCAATTAGTAATTATGGAGGGTCGTTCTAAGCACCCTCCGTTTCATAACTACCGCCTACGCATCCACTTCTTCCCACAAAAATGAACCCATCCAAGTTGCAGCATTTACGGAAGAAATATAGATACTCGCATGGTATCCAGGGGTCACGACCAAAGAGCCGTCAATGTTTGCATAGAATCCACTTCCGATGGCCGTTGTTACCGCACCGGTGTGGAAAAGATGGAAAACCTGTTCCAGTACCGGAGCCTCCGTAAACACCACAGCATTGTCAACATAAGCCTTTGATGCGGGGCCACCAGTCAATCTATTTCTTGCTGCGATAACAGCAGTGGCCGCACCTACTCCACTCCCGGTCATAAGGCCAAAGATCGCCACTGCCGTAGGGACAGCAATCTCATTTACGAGGCCGACTTCGAGGACGATAAGATTCTTACCTGACCCAGCAGGATTCACAAGTGCAAGGCCAGTATATGTTGCAGCTAACCCCGCCGTGCTTGCAACAACCGCCTGGTTAGCTACCGCATAAATTCTGCCCGCGAGGGTGGCCGCTGCATATTTACCACCACCTGCCGATTCTAACCTTCCACTGGAATCTACCAGCACAGGCAATCCTACCCCTGCTTCTGTTTTTCCGTACATAATTAAGTCCTCCTTGTTGGCGGTCTAAAGTGCCGCCTGTTGAATTGCGTAAATATCCCTAAGGTCTTCAACCCACCCGTCGTTGTGGTAAATATATTTTACACCCGTATCAACGGCATGAAAGGTTGAGCCTTCCTTGGCGTCAGTGATTCCTACTTGGTCTCCTGACTGCCCACTCCAGTTCTGTATAGTTGTAATCAAACAAACGGTCATAATCCTATCTCCTTTTAGGCGGCTATCCGATATGCCATTTTCTGCTTTCGGATGACCCATGCAGCTTTGATCTTAGCTCTTGCTTCATCCGTGTGCTTTCTACCCAAACTTGCGGTTCTCATCTTAGCCCTCGTTTCATCAGAATGTTTATACCCAACCCTACTGGATGGTTTCCCTTTCCTGGCATTCATAACAGCGTACCATTTTGCCGACTTTGGGACTTGAACTGCTTTTCTGGGCTTTCCCTTCTTGGCAAGACTTAATTTTATTCGTGTTTCAAGTGTTGCTTTCCGACCTAAATTATATTTATTGCCAATATGAACCTTACTCATTTTTAACTTTGTCTCATCAGACAACTTTAGACCAGTCATACGAACTCGCATTTTCTCACGAGTTTCATCAGATGCCTTTCGACCTGTCTGAGAGATACGCCTCTTCTCGCGTGTTTCCGCTGAAACAACCTGCCCGCACCCTCCCTCTCCGCCGTCTGTTAAATTATACCCCGCCGGAGACTTGGTGCGCATTACCTTAATTGTTTCGATTTCCTTCTGATCCATCTCTTCTTTTGATAAGCAATAGAAGAGTGTCTCAAATCGGAAATTTTCTATCCCGTATTTTCGGATAGCGCGGTGGACGGCACATCCACTACCGAGCATTGCATCGCGGATGTGCCTTTCTTTCCTCCGCTCAAGAGTCTTCACAGTCTGTCCGATATACACTTTCTCGTTCACTTGATTTGTGATCTTATAAATGATAAAGTGTTTATTTTCCAAACACACTGTCATAGCAAACCCCCTTACACCGCTGCTTCCACGTAGGCTCCTTCGTCAAGCGGGACGTACCACAGGGAGAACACCGCAGTTCCATCGGTAAAGGCTGCTGTTGTAGCATGTGACAAAATAGCTCCACCTGTCCCTCTTATTCCAAGGACATAGGGATCAGTCACTTTTGCTACCGATGCACCAATGGCGCTAAAAGTGGTGGTTCCACCAATTGCAGCTCCGAGAATAAGACGTACCCCTGCGGCCCATGCACCAGATCCGGCATCCAACGATACAGCCGTAAGGTCAACCTGTGCGCCACCAGTAGGCGTAAAGGCAAGTTTAATCAGCGCACCTGCTCCCACAAAAGTTTCCGTAGCTTCTGCGATTATTTGACGGACAAGTACCCTGCCGCCAACTACATTAAACAATGTTAACCGCGTCGGGTTGGCTGTCGATAATGCAGGACCGAGAACCGAGCCCGTATCTACCCTAAGACCGTAATTGATGTCTGCGATTCGTGCTATTGTACTGGGATTGTAATTCATGGCTTTTATCCTCCTTGGATATGGGGGATCATCTTTCCAGACCACCCGGTTAATTGTTTATGTTTATTTTCCCTTTTTGGGTGCCTCGGCTGCTACCACAGGGGCAGAAAGTTTGATCTTGTCAAGAACCAGTTTAACGATCTCGTCAATATCAACCTCAACCGGCTTAGGGGTTAGTTCTTTAATTGCTTTCGCAATTTCCTCTTTTGCAATCTCACGAGCTATTTGATGCACTAACCCGACATCTTCTTGAAACATTACAAATTACCTCCTTGTTAAGATTAGCAGGATAGATAAGTAAAATAATACCTACCTACCCTGCTTTCTTTATGTCTTACACATCCGCAGTGGAAACATCAGCTGAATAACGCGACCCACTAAGAATAGCCCATGCACAACCAATCGAAGCCGCGCCAGGGTCTGCCATAGAAAGCCGGAATCCAACATGACCAGTAGTTAACATAGACGATTCGAGCTGAATACAATAGGTAACTCCTGTGGTAGCCGCAGCGGGACCTACTGCGCCAGGGACAATCCCTGTAGTTGCAGTAAGTTTAGTTACATCCATCCAAATATCATCCGAAGCGGCTCCAAACACTGCCGTGGATACATAATAATTGAATGCCAACTCGGTATGGACAGTAGGTGTCATGTTGCTGCATGATTCAAGGGTAATAATCCCCGCCGCACGAGTCGATGCACCGATATAGACAAAAATATCGGCATGGTCATAATTTTTCATACGAATAACTGTGGAAGCTCTTGCACTACCCTGCAAATCTTGCGGAAGAAGCAAAGGTGCATAATGCCCTTTTTCTGGAATGTAAAATCCGTTTTTCATCGTGAATCCTCCTTGTTAATTCTTGTTAATGTTAAAAGTTATGATCGATTGTAAATTGCTGGGTATATTTCAACCCAGCAATTTACAATTCTTCTTACGTACGGCTTTGTAATGCAATGAAATGACCCTGCGTTTCCGATCCTTTATAAGGAGTTAAGGCAGATGCACGAACTGGTTGGCCATCCATACGGAGGGTGAACCGGAATAGACTTTCCCCATATTCAAATCGAACATGAATGCTCATTGCACTCTGTATCCCACCCTTCTCAGCGAGGATGTAACCTTTGGACAAATCGGCAAGAACTATATCGCCAACCGTGCCAAGCGAAGCAGCCTGTTCAATAGGGATAACCGGACGACCAAGTAGTGTTCCATAAGGTGCACCAGAAATTCCACCTGGAGGAGTGAATACTAACTGACCACCAGTACCAACCGCAATAGACATTGTATAAAGCTGCGGCAAGGTGTTCTGATTTACATACCATGCAGCGTTTGAATAAGAGGATGCGAAAATACGGCTGGACATTTTAATGACATTTTCGGCGACAATGGTAGACGCTTTCTGACCGGTTTCCTTGAGCACCGTTACCAATGAACCAGCGTTGAGAACACCAAGAAACTGACCGGCACCAGTACCATTCCAAATCCCATCGTCAATCTGGAATCCGAACTCGCCATTAAACGATTCACGAATAATCCCCTCAAGCTGGGTAGCATCTTGGAGGTTTTCATCGGTCGCATAGCAGAGTCCAGTTAGCTTTTTCAGATTGAGTTCGATCTGGCGGAACTTGGGTTTTTTGCCAGTGTACTGATCGGCTTCACCTTCCCAATAGGAAACAATACCACCATAACGGCTGGAAACACGCGAAGTTTCATCAATTCCATTGATTTTGGTGGAGTTTGCATTACCAGAAATGGTTACTCTACGGCACTTCGGGGCTAGGATTCCAGTTGCAATAACGTCTTGCAAAAGTTCGGAGGCAAAGTCCTGCTGAACTAAAAAGCCGCCCTCACTCGGAACCGTTTCGTTCACACCGGAAGCGGCGTTATAGAGACGGGGATCGACGGATTTACCGGGGAGGCCAGCCTGCAAAACCGCTGCCATCTGCTCACCGAGTGAGTTGAACTTGTCTTTCTTGTCGCGCAGATTCGCAACGGTTTTGTCTCTCTGGATGGTAACGGACTCGCCGCTTTCCAGAAGACTATTCACACGTTCCTGTCGGCTGAGGGTAGCGATGGTTTTGTTCAGCTCTTCTACGGTATCGAATATTTCATTTTTGATATTGAGTTCGTCATTGGTAAGATCGCGGGACTCTGCGATTGCCTTGGCATCAATATCCGCTGCTTTCTTCATGATGGATTTGATATCTTCTTTATACTGACTGACTGTTTTCATGGTTATTACTCCTTTTTAGTATGGGTTATTTTGATGGTGCTAACATTTCCGCTCGAACCAGCAGGTCGGCAATCCGGTCTTTCTTCTTGGGTGCTTCGGCTGGGATAGGCGGTGGGTCAACTACTGGTTCTGCGATTACTATTGGTTCAACTACTGCTACAGGCGCAGGGACTTCGACATCACGAAGAAGTTGGTCTGTAGGTGGAACATCATCAATAGGGTCGGCTGGCTCAACATCACGGAAAGCCTCTGCAAATCCTTTTGATAACACCACCTTGGCCTGCTTGATACTACACCCAGCTTCACGGAGGGAGCGTTCCAAGTCGGTAGCGGTAGGGATGGGTTTATGTTCTTTTAATGCTTCGGGAATGTGCTTGAACTTCGCCTTGGACATTATAGGGATGAATTTAGCACAGGCCGCCAAGTCCATAGACTCGGTTACATCATCAATAAAGCCGTGTTCCATTGCCTCCTCTGCGGTCATCCAGGTTTCTTCGTCCATGAGGCATTTAACTTCTTCCTTTTTCTTTTTGGACTTGTCGGTATAAGCGATGATTAGCGACTCGCATATTTTGTCAAGCAGGTCGGCGGTTTTACGCATTTCCGTGGAGTCGCCCATAGCCATGCCCCAAGGGTTGTGGATCATCATTAAGGCGTTCTCGGCCATGTAGATTTCATTGCCTGCCATAGCGATTACGGAGGCGATGGAGGCCGCTAACCCGTCAATATAAGTGGTTACATTGGCCGGATGCTGCTTGAGCAAATTATAGATAGTAATTCCTGAAAAAACCTCACCTCCCGGAGAGTTAATATGGAGGTCAATCTGCGATGCTTTAATGGAAGCCAAGTCCTTTTGAAATGATTTAGCAGTAATGCCATCACCACTCCAAAAATCTTCGCCAATTTGTTCATAAATCCATATTTCTGCTTTGTCAGCCTTAGCCGTCATATTATACCATTTTTTCATAACAACCTCCTATGCAACCTTTGACGCAAGTAATGGTTGAAGTATCTTTGCGCCTTTGCTCATATTCTCTTTAGCCTCTAACGGCTGAAGATTTTTTATCGACCAACAAATACGGAAATCAATATCCTCTGGCTTTTCGTAACTAAACATTGCCACTGGGAGTTTATGATCAATATGCCAGTAGGTTCCATAATTTCCCCAATTCATTTCGGGCGTGAATAACTTTTCTAAGTGCAATTTTAACTGGTCAACGGTGAAATCAACTAATGTCTCCCAATGCCGACCTGCCTTCATTCCTTTACGCAAAGATTCGTTCATTCGCTTAGAAATAGTACTACTTATGTTCCCCTTCGGAGTGCTACGATAGGCTTTATTATATTTCCTTCCTGATTCACGCTGCTTTTCAGGATTAGCAGCAATCCAAACCCTACCCTGTTCATAATGTTTTTTCTTATCTGCGTTATATTGTTGATTAGATCGTAATTGGTAAATCTCCTTATTTGCTTCATAATGTTTTCGTGAACGTTCCAAATCCCGATCACGATTTTTTTCATGGTCAATCTTCTTTTGCAACGCAATGGATTCTTTGTTTTCTGCTCTATATTCAGCCGCTCTCTTGCTTGCTTCTTCCTTGTGAGATTCATGGTATACTTTACTACGAGCAATTTCCACGTCTCGATTGGCTTCCCTTCTCACTTTATTCTTTGCAAGAATTGACTCCTTATTGTCCTTGTAATACTTTTTCCGGTAAGCAGCCAATTTCTCTTTATTTACTTCTTCATATTGCTTCATATATTCAGGAGTATGGGTACTCATGCCACGGCCTCCTTTGGTGCATTTGGTGATGGTGCTGGTTGCGCTGATTTTGCTTGGTTAGCCAACCATTCGTCTACTTTGGATAGCGGAATCATGTTGTTAATTGCTATAAATGGCTCATCGGCGTAGGGGTCGGTAAACAAATCCATGCCTTCTTTTTCCCTAATATTATTAATCGTCATGCCACCTATGCTTGCCATTATTTTGTAGTAAGCAGCACGACTTGCCGTATTTGCACGAAGCAACCCATCCACATTATGGCGGAAGAAAAGTTTTTGCTTCCATCGTTCAGGTTCAGATAATAATTGCATATCGAAACATTGTTCAAAACGAATCAACCAAGGCAGGATACAATCAATATAATAAGATTGTTGTTCAGATTCGATATTGTTATTAGTCGCACGTTCAAGATTTTTTAACTTGTGTACTGGAATGTGAAACCATCTTGCAATATCAGATACTTGCCACGTTCTGCTTTCTAAGAACTGGGAATCGTTTGGATTAACATTAACCTTCTCAATCTTCATGCCCTCTTCGAGTAGCATAAGCCGGTGCGATTGGCCTAATCCAGAGTAGGTATTGGTCAACGCGGTTTGCAGGTTTGACTTGGTAATGGGGTCGAGCTTCATCGGATGGGAGACTATTACACCGGGATGAGTACCATTGCCAAAGTACATAGCACCGAATGTTTCCATCGCCATTCCAAGCCCGATTGACTTGCGAGCCATTGAGATTACGGAATATCCTTGGAATCCATCGAATCCTAAGCCGGGAACATGGAGTATTTGGGCGCGGGTGAGAGGTATTTCTTGGCTATCTACGCGGATATTGTAGATTAACTCGCCGTTTTTCATCTCCATTCGGACACGATTGGGGGTGATAGGCCAGAGTTCGATTATCTCGCCATAGCCATTGTAGACTTTCTCGGCGTAGGCATTGCCCCAAGTAAGTGCATGGGCGGCTAATACTTCGCGCCCTATCTGAGCGGTCATGTACTTATTGAACTCGCTGTGCATAACACGAAATAGGCGTTTATCGGTCGCTTGGATGGTTTTATTAGCATCTGAACGGAGTAAATGGAGTGGTAGTGTGGATATGGTAGCGGAAATCTGACCAACGGCATCCCACACAGCGGAGTAAGTAAGTGCAGATGATTCGGATACACTCTCGCCTGATACTGATTGCGAGCCCATGAGGTTCCAAAGCGATGTATCCCACGCGCGTTCATCAGTCAACGACAGGTTGAATATCTTGCGAATATCGGTAGATAGGATTGATTTAACCTTAGAGAATGTCGGAAATAATTGCAATTAAGCCACCTATAAGCAAGGGGTGTAGTAAGTTGGCCTAATTGTAAAGGTAAAATGGTGGGATTGCAAGGATTAAAACAGTAGGAATGTTAGATACTTGGAAAAATGGTAATAAATAGACATAGGCTATGAAGTGTTGTGCGATATAGGTAAACTATAGTACATTCGTTCTATTCCACCCTTCGTCCCATCAGCCGGAAATTCTTAATTGATTCCCGGCTGATAAAAACCGTTCCAACCGGCTTCTCTGCTATCAAATGACCATGCTCAATCCATAGGCGAATGGTACGTTCGTGAACTCCGAAATATGCAGCGCACTCGGATACACGAAGAAGGTTCTTGGTGGGAAGGTCGGTCATGGTTGGTTCTATCACAACCTCATCGGTAACAATGGATACTGAGGATTTTATGGACATTTTACTCTCCTTTTGGGTGATTATTATAGTTATTTTAGCCTATTTACCCATTTCTATCGGTAATTTACACTCCAGACACACCAGAACCGGCTGCTGGGCTAATAGTTCCTGGCCGGTAGGAGATAGCAACGCCGATACAGTATAGCACATGATAGCCGGAATGAAAAACTTACAGCCACATGAACATAGTTTCGGTGTAGCATCTTTAATGTCAACGTTAATTTGCTGAGGTTGTGGTGCATGATGCTGATTCGGAAACGGGCTTAAATTGTTGCGTCGCATTGATTCTCCCATGTAAAATTCTCCTTTTTGGTTAAATTGTTAATATTACAACCTTCCTATCGCCATTTCAGCCATCATTTCTTCCGCTGTCCTACCTGTGAACCCAGACATTTCCATTCCTTCTTCCAATAGCCCACAAGCCATCACCGCTGCTATTATTCCATCTATCCTGCCACCGGAATGAGGCTTGACATATTTCTTGTTATCCGCCTCATCTTCATCGGCTACCACATTAGCAGCATTCCAAGTTAAGCATGGATTGCCATCATGTCGGATAGTAGCATCAAGTAATTTCTTTTCAAATACCTTTATCGCTGGCGACATTGACTTGAACCCTTGCCCAAACTCTTCAATTTCTGGTAGATTAACCCCCATCCTTAACAAATCTTTCTTGAATGTCTTGATGTTCCATCGGTCGAATGCAATTTTCTGTACGTTATATGTATTACATATAGAATTAATATCTGAAATTACAAATTCATATTCAATAGATGCGCGGTTAATAGCGGTGATGTAATTTGCGTCTCTCCATGCTATGTAGGGAACGTGATCTGCTTCTTCCTTTTTCACCAATCCAACACCAGGCACCCAAAACCACACCTTGAGCCGCCAGAAGGGGTCATCAATAGATGGCTCAAACACCAACGCGAATGAGGTTAAATCGTTTACTGCTGACAAATCCAAGCCACCCCAACATTTACGGTCAATAAGAATGCTATCATCGTAATCCTTATCCATACACGCTCGCCAAACTTCAGGAGATATAGCAGGGTTCTCGGATTCTACCCACTGGCAGAAGCATAGGCGTTTCACTGTAGACATCTTGGACGGCATTCCTTTGGCTTCAACAACCTGGCTACGAATATAGTCATAACCGGGGAGACCAGCATGGAGAGATGGATTTACCTTTTGCCATAACGATTCGTCAGTTAGATATTTGTCGTCTTTAATGTCCTCTTCATCTAAACTGCAAATATAAGCGAAAAATTCATCATTGACTATCTGTTCACACGCTATCTTAATGCCGATATCGTGATATTCCCAGCACACAGATGTTTTATCGTGCCCTGAGTTGTGAGTTGGAATCATTGATTTCCCAACTAAAAATAGATGAGATTCGGCATCTACTTCGATACACTTTACCGGCACTGATTCTATGGGGACAACTTCACGAATCCAACGGCTTCCAGATGATCGTTTCCGTGAATGTCGAGCATAATGGTATTGGCTCTTTCTGTTTAATCTAAAGACGCTTATATCCCAAGGAGGCCAAAAGTGAACATCCCATCTATCAAATAGCTTACCATTTAAATTTGATACACTGTGCTTTACGGCACACTTCATCCCAAGACTATGAATAAGTTCTGCAACTTGATTTATTAAACCAAGTTTATTCTGAGTGAAAACGCATTTGCCTGACCACGGCACAATACTTCCATCCGTGTCCATCAATCCTTGTAACAATGATAATCTTTGATTAAAAGATGCACGTAAATATGATTGCGGAATGTGTTTGTTTCCTAATATACCTTGTTGTCTAAGAATCGAATGGAGAGAATCACGCCTATATGTTCCAGTTATACCTAAACCATAAAGACCAAGATTCGGGCCAGACGATAAAATTGATCTACGGTTTCCAACAGTAACGCCTTCTTTCTTAATTTGCTCTAATATTTCATAATCCTGATCTGCAACAACAATAGCAGAATCTTTTGAATTTCCATCACCAAGCCAACAACCCAAAACATAAGGGGGTATAGGTAATTCTGCTTCCGGTAATTGCAACGGCAAGGATAACTTAACTTCATGGTTTAATCCATTAACGCCATGATGATGCAGTGTATCTTTTATTTCCTGTGTTGACCTAATTTTAGTTTTAATACTCTTTTTACTATTGTGTCCAGATACATAATAACGGGGGCGACCGGCTGAATCATAAATTTCTAAACTGTCACCACACCCACATTGACACTTTATTAAATAATTATCTTCACCTTTCTCCCGTCGTTCTTTATTTCGACACCCATTCGTTTCCATGCTTTTAGCATGTGCTTCATGTGAACCATAAGATTGTTTTATTGTTGTTTCCCAAAGATGCGCTGCATTAGCAATAATTGCCGACCCATCATTAAAAATAATCTTATAACATTGGCTATCTGTAACAATATTAGATACATTTTTTACTTTGCATGGCTTTCCATTGTCATCAAAAACATAATCACCTACCTGCAAGTCACCCATTGTTGACCATCCAATAGGTGTCGGAACTGGCGTATCCAAGGCGAGTGGATTCGTGATCATAAAAGATAACGGCTGCCTACGAAACTTAAACCCTGCCCGGAGCATTTCGATAATTGTCCCATCTTTATGTTCATGAACTTCATCAAGCAATATCACATGAGGACGGGGGCCTGATTGTCCTTTCTTCTCGGATGATATAACCCTGAAGAACGAGCCAGTTGCAAGATATGATAGGTTCCACCGCTTCTCGCCTGTTCCTGACGCGGTTAGCCGTTTCTTTAATAGTTCTGATTGGTCGTAGAAAGCTACCGCATCACGGAATAAAACCATCGCCTGTGCTTGGTAAGTAGCAGCGGCATAGACTTCGGAACGTGGCTCGTTGTCAGCTACCAAACCTTTTAATCCAACACCAGCGGCGAGTGGGGATTTTCCTGATCCCTTGGGTGTTTCTATATAAACAACCCTAAACCGCCGAGTGTCATCAACCTTGCGTTTCCAACCATATATATTGCCAATAACAAACGCTTGCCAATCGAGGAGTAAGAATGGCTTACCTTCAAACTGCCCGCCGTTTAGACACAAGCACTCTTCAAAGAACGCTATCCCTTCCGATGCTTCATGCTCATCGTAATAGAACGGGTAATTGGAATCATCAACCTCTTTCTGCCTATCATTAATGTGACGATTGCAAGCCCCAACTACATAAGAACCGACAATAATGTCACCACTTAGAACCAAATTAGCATAATTAGTTGCACGATCTTTGGTCATTTGAAAAATCGCTCCTTGACATTTTCCGTTTCGGCTGGCTTTTCAACTTTGATTCTACTACGGCTACTCGGTGTCATCCCCATCTCAACGAGAGCTTTTAACATTTGTTCCTTGGCTTTGTTGGCAATGGAGAAATAAGGGTTCTGGATTGGATATCCTTTGTTGGTAATAGTGACCATCCCCTCAGACTGTGTTATCTTAGTCGCCATAGCCCAATTAGCATAAGCCTCGCAATACATAGCGAAAATTGCCTTATCGAGGTTAGTTAATATGCCTAACGGTTCCATATTTGCCGCCATTCGTACCCATTCTATTTTGGCTTCCGGCGACAAGTGTTCGGGACAATCGGGAATATTTGATGGCGGTTTTGGCTCGGATTCCTTATCGGCGGCTTTCCGGTGATACCCCCTGGCACCCTTAATATCTATTACCTTCGATGGCAATGGCTTGCGTCCTTTCATAATTATTTACCTCCACTTATTACTTATTCCATAAATGATTTGAATCAATCGGTACCCCATTTATATCACATCCAAACAAAATGCCGCTTTTTTCTTGGATTTGCTTGAATTTTGAGTGGCAAGAGGCGCATAGGCTTTGATGGTTATTACGATCAATGAATAAATCCCAATTACCTTTATGTTCGATTTTATGGTCAACCGTGTTAGCTGGAACCTCACGACCAATATGAAGACAAAATGCACACAACGGGAATTCATCTAACTGCATTTTCCGCAACGCTCGCCACTGTGCTGTGTGATACCAAGGATGGCTCATGTGATTACGCAACCGCCTTTTTGGTTAATTTTATAACCTTAATTCGTTCCAAATCCCAGTAAAAACTCTTACATTTTGGGCATCTACGCACATCAGATGTGCGGGGCGACCAATTCCATCCACATCGTTTACAATGAATTGTCTGAAGTTCAATTTTCATGGTGGTTGAAGGATAATACATATAGGTAAGTTCTGTCAATGATTATTTTATAGAACAATAGTTCTAACACCCCTACTTCAAAAAAGCGGCGCGGCGCGGAAAAGA